CCCTTAAGAGCTTCATAGACTTTTTCGTCTTCGCCAGGGTTATAGCCCTTACGACTTTTACGACGGTCGATGGTCTTGGTGTTGCCATTAAAGACATCGTCACCATTTCCGTTACGGTCGGCAGTCTTGGCAGTAACGTGCTTGTCGATAAACTTCTGTTCATCGGCAGACTTTACCTTCAAGTAACCTTCTAGAAAATCCTTAAGCGTCTTCGCCATCGTCGTCCAGTCCTTCTAAATCTGAGTCATCAAATTGTAAATCTTCGTCTTCCAGGTCTAGATCGTCGACATCGTCAAACTCGTCCTCATCGATATCATCATCGAGAGCGTCGTCTTGATCTTCTGGTTCTAACTCTTCTTCATCTCCAGCATAGATACTCTGCGCTATACCCGTGCGCATAGAGTCTAAAGCTTCGAGAGCTTTTTGGCCCATAATGTCGTTAAATGCCGAAGCGAACTTGGTTGGTTGTTGGTCCAGTCCAGAATCGATAAGATCTTCAATGTTTGGCATAATTTTTCTCCAATTTCTTTTTATTTATAATCAAGCAGGTTTCTTCACCACATCAGGAACGGCAGGACCGAAGTCTGCATCCTTAGGTGGTTTTACAGCAGGTTCGCTAGGAGGAGTTCCGGCGTCATCTGGCTGCATGCCTGTACCAGGAACCGGTTGTCCGTCAGGCCCTAATTCTGGTTGGTTGTATTGTGGGTTGTTTACCTCTTCACCGATTTGTTTATCAATCTCTTGCATGTCCTCGTCTGTCTGATACAGGACGTTACGACGGACCCACTCGTGTGAGAAGTATTTGCCAGTGTAATCATCTACGTCGCGAAGCATCGATACACGATCACGAAGGATCTCGGTATTACGCAGTTCGGCAAAGTGATTGTCTTCGGCATATTCAAACTTGAAGTTTGTCTTGAACTCGGCCCAATCTTCTGAGGTGATAACACCCTTAAGGATAAGTTGCTTCTCAAGGATTCTGGTAAACAGATCAGAGAAACGCATTCTTAGGCGAGTGATAAACTTGGCGAACTTGACCTCGTCGCGTGTGATTTCTGTAGCACGGCCGAAGCTGTACTGAGCAGATGGATCCATACGACCGATAGGAACGTTCAACGACTTATAGAGTTTATTCTGGAAGTACGTTACGTCATCCATCTGACCAAGGTTCTGCCCGCCCGGGAGGGTAGTGATCTCTGTTCCCTTACCGCCTTCACGACGTGGTAACCAGAAATCCTCAAGCATAGTCATATGCTTGCGGTCATCACGGATCTCACCGGTTGATGAGTCGTATACGACCTTGTTCTTGAATCGTGTCATAACGTCACGAAGATATTGTTCAGCCTTCGGCTTAGGAAGGTTGCCGACGTCGATGTAGAAGATACGACGTTCAGGAGCACGCGAGATACGATAGATGACCAATGAGTCTTCCATCGCCTTCAGCATGTTTAGTGGTTTGATAGCTTTTTGCAGGTAACCGATGACCAGGTCACCGTTCACGTTCACAAGGCCAGATGATACATTGACGATGGAGTCGACAGCGATCTTAAGACCCTGGGCTCCGGTATCCTGGAATGGTGCTACGTTATTAGGAACACCGGCGGTCTTTGCAAAACCTTTTTCGTTGTAGATGTAGAACTCGCCACTAGATTGTGGAACGGTTACATTGGATCCGGCTGCAACTTTTCTTTTCTTGACGGTACGAACTTTACGGATCTTGCGTGGATCTACGTAACGAAGTTCCTTGATACCTTCACGAGGGTTGGCGTCATCGATCATAGCATGATAGATTAGACGGCCGTCGACGTACCACTTCTTAAAGATCTCATACGCGTATTGGTTAAACTCTAGAAGGTCGACAACGGTGTCAAACTCTTCTTGAATTAGCTTTTTAATTTTGTCTGGTTGCTCAAGGTCGTCTAGATTAAGACTGACTATTGATTTCTTAGGATCTGCTACGATAGCTTCGTTTACAATATCATCGATGGCCATCTCGACCTCAGGATGCATTGCAATTTCACGATACTTATTGACTAACTCTGCTTCTGTACGAACTGCACCGTCAAGATCAACGAATGTACCATAGACACCGCCTTCGGCCACAACCATCGCACCGTCGTCGGCAGCTTTGG